TAAAGTTAAAATCTTTACCACTTTAAAGTGTTAAAGCGTGCCGAAATTTCCCCCCAATATTTCATTTATTTTTGTGCACAATGCCGAACGTGCCAAAAATCGGTTCCGGACTTCACGACAGTAAAGCAACGATGCAAAATGTTCATGGTTTGTTAACATATCGCGTGTGCCAATGCGGTATAATATGGATAGAAAGGAGCGTGTATAATATGGATAGAAAGGAGCGTGTATAAGATGAAAATAGTTAAACTGCCAGTTGAATACAGACGCTATCTGATTGAAGAGAAACACGTTGTATATGGTGACTATGAATATTGGATGCTCTTGAGACCCTCTAGGGGTTTTGGCTGGCGCTTTGGTTACATGCGCAAGAACATTAAAACCGGTGACATAGAAGAGGTGAAAATCGTATGACACTGAAAGACTATCACAAGTTTACTTTGGGCGCGTCCGACCACCTGACCCGCTGCCGTGTGCTGTGGGGCGGTGGTGAAATCATGAACGATTATTTTAGTCATTTGGGCGATGTCGGGCAGAATATTAAAATCCGTTCTGCCCGATACGATGAAAAGCACGACATCTTGACCGCGTATGCGACGAATAAGGGCTTTGTTGAATACCGCAATGGGTTAAGACGCCGCCAGCATCAGGAAGGGAGATATAAGAAGTATGACAACAAGAAATAATGCGGCATTTAAAGTATGTCACATGTACGTTTATCATAGTAATAAAGGTTCGTGGAGCGCGGGGAGCTGTGTTTATGTAGACCCCCGCGAAATTCGCGAGTTTTATGATTGCATTCGCGTATGTCTGTTGGGGGTCGCAGATTGCGTGTTGACGGAAACAACGGACGGGTTTAGAATTGAGGTGTTCAAATAATGAATATGGCAATCGTTCACGACATTGTTTTGTTGCTCCTTTATGGATGCTTTTGCTTGCTGTTTTCTATAGTTGTGGCGATTCCTTTAAATTTACTGCTGCAGGCAATCGGTTATTGGTTGGCAGATAGAGACTTTGAAAGGGGACATAACAATCATGGCAAGAAGCGCGAAGCATCTTCCGAAGTACACCCCACAGACGTGGAGCTATTATAGCCCCAATGCTACAGACCCGAACCAGCTTACAAACGCGGAGCTTGTGAAGGTCATACGCAAGGCCGCAAAAGCGGCAAACCAACGTTTACGCGCTTTGGAAAAGAGCGACGTTATTAACACGGCAAAGACTGGTGCTTACAAGTACGCAGAAAGTCAAATGCCGGGCAAAATCAAGCCCCGCTTTAATGAGCGGCCCAAAGAGAGCGCTGCAAGAACGACGTTAAAGCAACAATATTTGCAGTTGCGCGAATTTATGACGATGAAAAGCAGCACTGTCACCGGCGTGCGAGCTATCAGAGATGCACGCTATCAGACCGCCGTGCAGCGCGGTTTCAAGGGGACTCAAGAACAATGGGATATGGCGGTTCAGAAGTTTTTCACCAAAGCTGCAGAAAAATTGTTTGACAGTGATAAAATTTATGATGCCATTACCGGCAATAATTCGGATGTGCTGGAAGATATCATAACGGCAGACCGGGACGACCAAACGACAAAAGGTCAAGCGCTGCTAGACTATATAAGGAGAATCACATAAAATGAGAGAATCGCAGGGCGTGCTTGTTAGCGAATGTTTAGCTGAATATTTGCCGCGCCTTGTGTGTCCGCAAAAAGTCAAGCGTACCAAAGGGCGCAAATATATGTCCAGTTATCTTGACACAACAGCAACATTTGACATTGAAACCACGAACACAGACACAGACGGTTTTGCCTATAGCTGGCAAACCTGTATTGGGGGCGTTGTCATTGTTCCTAGGTATTTTGAGGACTGGGCCGAAATGTTGGAAACTCTGGTGAATAAATGGGGTGTTAACGAGAAGAACCGCTTTGTGTTGTATGTGCATAATTTGGGTTACGAACACCAGTATATCATGCAGCTGCTAACGGCCCGTTGGGGTCTGGCTGATAGCTTGTATACGAAAAGCCGCAAGCCCTTGTATTTGCGCTTTGATAACGGTGTTGAGTTTCGGGATAGTTTCAAGCTGTTCCAAAAGAGCCTTGCCAGAGCAACCGAAGGTTGCCAGCACGCAAAACTTGCAGGCGACCTTGATTATGCGGTATATCGCACCCCTGATACGCCGCTGACAGATACGGAATTTGCATACTGTGTCAATGATGTGTTGGGCCTGTACGAAGCAATTGAACGCCTGAAAGCCGAACACGGGTACAATCAGGCCACAATTCCATACACCAATACAGGCATGGTCATTGAAGCAGTGCGAAAAGAAATAATGCCCGACCGGCGATGCATGGCAGCTATCAAAGCGCTGCAGCTTGACCGTGAACAGATGGCGCTTGCATATCACTGTATGGCGGGTGGTGACACCCACGGTACGCGTTGGCGGGCCGGGTGCACCTATACCAATTGTAACTCCTACGATTTCAAGAGTGCGCACCCGTCGCAGCAATTGTTGTGGAAATTTCCATCTGGTGCGCCTGTAACGCTGCCCGCTGATTTACCGGAAGAGGATTTGCAGAAATTTATCAAGGCCGGGTATGGCTGGATAGCGAAACTCTGTATCATTAACCCCCGGTGCAAGCCTGAATGCCCTGACCCCTGCATTTCGTTCAGCAAATGCCCCGACGTATCGGGCCTTGATGAACTGGATAACGGGCGAGTGCTGGGAGCCGATGCTCTTTTCTGGTATTGTGATTCAAACGACTACCAGCGGTTTGTTGATGGGTATACCTATGATAAAATAGTTGCAGCGGAAAGCGTGGCGTTTCGGCTGGATTATCTGCCCGATTCTTTTCGTAGGACGATTTACAAAAAGTTCCGTGTAAAAGAATCGGAAAAAGGCAGTCCGGATTATGCTTTTGCAAAAATTTGCGTCAATACCATTTTCGGTGCATGTGCACAGAAAACGGTGCGTGATGAATACGGATGCGACCCTGACACGTTGGAGTGCACGCACAAAAGTTGGATAATGAACTTGCAGAGCAAAGACGAAGCCGAAATTCAGAAATCACAAGAAAAGAAATTTCCTTTCTTGTGGGGTCTGTGGACTGCTTCACTCTCCCGTCTCAAGCTGTGGGATATGCTGCAACGTGTAGGATGGGAAAATGTCATATACTGGGACACGGATAGTTGCAAGTTTGAGGGAGAGAAACAGCCCGCCATTGACGACTACAACGCCGTTATTCGTGCGCAATGCGTGTTGCGTGATTGTGTCGTTGAAAAGAAAGACGGCAGTAAAGTTTATATTGGTGTCGCAGAGGACGAACACCCGCACGACAGGTACGGAATGCAGGCTTTCCGGTTCCTGCACGCAAAATGTTATGCTTGTGTTGATGCAGACGGTACGATTGAAAGCACCATTGCGGGAGTGAACAAGAAAGCCGGGGTCAAGGCTCTTGATGGCAGCATTGACAACTTGCGGGACGGTCTCTTGATATCCCCTGCAGGTGGTCAATGTCTGGCATACCATGATGAACCGATACGCCAGCGAACGGACTTTGCAAAACCCACGGTTTCCGCGTCGTGGGTCGTCATGACCGACCGTGAATATAGGGTATCGGATGAACGTTCTTTACTTATGGAATGTGAGGTGTTAGTATGAGTTTGGAGTATTTAGAAGGATATAGCAATCAAGGGGGCACAGCAGACGTGTGGATATTACGAGATGAAGCGGGGGAAATTATTGCTTTCACTATGCAGATTTTCACAAATTGTTAACACATCAAGACGGGGAATGTGGTATTATATAATCACAGAAAGTATAGAGTATACGTTTACAACAATGAAGAGAAATTTCATGATTGTTATGAAGTCAACGCAAAAGACCCCGTAGACGCACGAAATGCAGCAGTGCAACGACTGGTTGAAGAGACCGGAGACGGGTTGAACGTTTACGAGATAACCGAAGTACAAAAGGCAGATTGACAAAGCAAGCCGATACCCCGCGTAAGCGGGGTTCATTATAACAGACAGAAAGGAAAACAACATGGCAAGTATCACGAAGGTTGAAATCTGGGAAGATATCGCGGGGAACGTCATCGGGCTTGTGTTCGACCCGACAGGCCAGCTGACGACCGCGGTGCAGAATCTGGGAGCGCAGCAGCCGCTGCCCCGTCCCGCGCTGGTGGAAGCGGCACGGCAGGCTTTCCCGTTCGCCCCCACATATGACCCGCACGCATTCGGTGAAAGGTCTCTTGCGGACCTGTATGTTTACTTGCAGGCATACAATCACCACATCGCTGATATCTTTCCGGAAGCACCCACGGCGCTTTTCCCGGAACGTGCGACCCCTGCAGGGCTGCAGTTTCTTATTCGCTGGATGTTCTGAAAGGGGGTGAATTTATGCAGGATATCAACAACAAGCTGGCTGCACTGCTTGAGACATTGACGGATTTCTTTCAGAATTTCGTTGACGAACTGGCAGAGGTCAAGACGAACGAGACCACCGCAATTTCCCATCTGCAGACCATCGAGCAGAAGCAGGACACCATGATTGACCTGTTGCGCACTATCGCAGCCAACACTGCAAAGTAATTTGTTCCACATGGAACACCATTGACAGAAAAAGGAGATTTATTATGGCATTCGCAGTAAACAATCGCAAGAACGACGCCGCCCCGGAAGTGGTCAAACCCAAAGTGACCGCCGAAGAACTGAGAAAGGCGGGGGCGTCTGTGTCCCGTGCCCGGCAGATGTCCGACAAGGTTCTGGTGTTCAACTTGCGCTTTGGATGTGTGGACCTCTACAGCATGAGGGCCATTTCCAGCGACAAGGGCGACTTTGTGGCAGCAGGCCAGACCAAAGGCCGGGACGGCAAGTGGTATGATAATTACCGCATTTATCTGGACAAGGGTGCAAATGATGCCATTATCAAGGCCGTGCTGAGTTGCCTTGAGACTGGCAGCATTACCAAGGTGTAAATTATGAGCAAGCGCAACAAAGATATTGCGCTTGACCTGTATACCGGCGACGGCTGGGTGAATATCCCGGCTGTCGCCGCTTTAGGTTGCTGGTGCAATATCATTATAGGAAAACGTCAAGTTGGTAAAACGTTCGGCACGCTGAAATATATGCTTGACGAAAACAAGTATTTTCTGTACATGCGTCGCACCGTGAATGAGCTGCAGGCCGTCGCCGCTGACCCGGACTTGAACCCGTTTAATGCTCTGCAGTCCGTGGGTTATGATATCGGCATTCTGAAAGCTGGTAAAATTTCTTATGCCATCGGTGATATCGAATATACGGACGAAGAGGACAAAGACGGGCGCAAGAAATGGCACATCGGCAACAAAAGAGCTGTTGGGATGGCGCTGCCGTCAATCGCGGGCATTCGCGGCTTTAATGGCAGCGTGTTTTCAGACCTTGTTTTCGATGAGTTTATCCCCGAACGAATCATTGCAAAACGCAAGGCTGAGGGCGAAGCGCTTTTGAACGCCTATGTGACAGTGTGCGGTAACAGAGAGCTGGAAGGAAAGCCGCCTTTGCGCATGTGGCTGCTTGCAAACGCCTTTGACATTTCAAGCCCGATTTTGGAGCAGCTGGGATGCACCGACCTTGTGGCGAAAATGTCAAGGAGCGGGAGAGAATGGTGCAGGACGGACACGGGTGTTTTTATTGCAATGCCTCACAGTGACCGCATCAGCGACCGACGCAAGCAAACCGCCCTGATGAAACACTTGGCGGGGAAAGGCGACTTTTACAAAATGGCAATGGAAAATCAGTTCGTATATAATAACCTTGAAAACGTGCGCCCCCGTAGTTTAAAAGGAATGTCCCCCTTGTTCGCATTCGCTGGGCTGTACGCGTACCAGATGGACGAACTGCACTACTACATTTGTGAAAGCCCCCACAGCGGCAGGGAGCACTACGGGAGCAGCCCGCAGGCTGCAACGCAGCTGCAGGCCGTGCACCCTGAATTGCGGCCTATGATATGCTTAGGACAAGTCGATTTTTCGTCTGTCCCCGCGCTGCTCAAGACCCGGAACTATCTTGACATTAAGGATTAACGGATGTATCATGAAAGAGCGGGGGAGCCGCACAAAAGGAACACCCCGGAAGGGTGCGCGGCTGGCTTTTCCTTTTCCATGCCCCCGCGTTTCTGAGTGTTCCGGCAGGCGCATACCGAATGAACGGGTTTCAAGAGGTCAATAGTAGTCGGAGCATTCAGAAACAAGAAAGGGGGTGAATCCATGGTAAAGGTATATTACATGAGTGTTGACGGCAATATCCGGCTGTCTGAGCATTTCAGACTTTCAGAATTTCAGTGCAAGGATGGACAGGACTTTGTGGCAGTTGATTCCCGTCTTGTGGAACTGCTGGAAAACATCCGCAAAGTGTGCGGAGACGCCGTGCACATCAACAGCGGGTTCCGCACGGCAAGCTGGAACCGGCAGCAGAAAGGTAGCGCACCTCACAGCAAGCACCTTTATGGGCTGGCGGCTGATATCTGGGTTGGCCACTACGACAAAAACCGCCAGCCTGTCCGCACAAAGACCCCCGCCGAAGTCGCCGCTATCGCTGAAATCTTTTTAGGGAACAGCGGCGGCGTTGGTATTTACAAGACCTTTACACACGTCGATGTTAGAACCGGTTCCAGCCGGTGGAAAGGATGATTCACATGACCATCAACGATATTCTGGCTTTGGGTAAAATGGGATTCACGGCACAGCAGGTACAGCAGATGCTTTCTCTGGAACGCGCACAGCAGGGGCAGCCCATCACGGCCCCGGCACAGAGCGCAGCCCCCGCTGCCGCTCCTGCAGCACAGCAGCCTGTTGCCCCTGACCCCATGGCGGCAATGGCACAGCAGATTGCAGACCTGACCGCGGCCATCAACGCTAAAAGCGTTCCGACCGCTGGCATTGTGGGCAATCCTGCCCCCGTTACCAGCGTGGAAGATATCATTCTGGGGCTGGTGCAGCCTGCCGAAGCGCCTGCAAGTCCCGACTTTAACGCCGTGAAGTGACGGCAGAAAGGAGCTAACCAATGGCAAAATCCCGCACTAACATGCCTGAGCTGAAAGGCATGAGCGTTTTCCGTCCGACCGATATCTATACCATTGCCAACGCGCTGGTTAAGGAAGTGACCGGACAGACCGCAACCATTCAGGCCGTCAACACGGCGAGTTTTATTCAGGTCGGGCAGATGTGCCTTGACCAGAGCATGGAAGGAACCCTTCAGGCGCTTTCTAATATGATTGCGCGCACGGTCATTTCCAGCCGCTCCTATGCGGGCCGGTTTACCAGCATCGAGACCGACCGGCAGGAATGGGGCCTGTTCGTCCGTGAAATCGCTTTCTTCTCTGGCGATTTCGACGAGTCGAAGTTTGTCAACACCGCGCAGAACAACGATATTTTGGTGGACGGCAACAGCGTGGATATGTACAAAATCAAGAAGCGCTATCCGCTGGAAATGTTCTACGGCGGGCAGAAGGTTCTGAACCAGCGTTATACCACGTTCCGGAACCAGCTCAAGACCGCTTTCACCAATGAGAGCGAGTTCAGCGCGTTCCTTGCGGCAATGACTACCGAAATCGCAAACGACATTGCCCGCTGGAAAACCGCAGAGAACCGGGCACAGGTCATCAATTTCATGGGTGCGCTGTACAACTCTGACCGCCCTGAATGCCATGTGAACCTGACTAAGGCTTTCAACGCGGCACGCGGTACGACCTACACCACAAAAGAGCTGCTGACCACCCATCTGCAGGAATTCCTGTCGTTCTTTGTGTCGTGGCTGGAGACCACCAGCGGCCTGATGGAGAACAGCAGCGTGCTGTATCATCAGACCCCCGTGTGCACCGACGACGGCGGCAACACGCTGCATCTGTTGCGCCATACCCCGAAGAGCGAACAGAAGCTGCTGCTGTATCAGCCCCTTATCAACGACGCGCGAAGCTGGGTCTATCCTGCCATCTTTGGCCCCGGCTATCTGAGTTTTGGCAATTATGAGGGTGTCGATTTCTGGCAGAACATCAACGACAAACCCGCCATTTTCTGCATCCCGTCGCAGTTCGACGCGAACACCGGCAAACAGGTGACGGGTGGTGCGGTCGAGTTGTCCTATGTCGTGGGCCTGCTGTACGACCGCAAGGCCATGGCGACTACCTACTATCAGGATAGCGTGTACACTACCCCGTTCAACATTTCCGGCGAATACTACAACACGGAGCATCACTGGAAGATGAACTACACGCAGAACCCGACGCAGAACGCCATCCTTATGTTCATGTCCGACGAACCGTAAAAGGTTCTATTATAACCCCGACAAACTGATGTACAGGGGCGGCGCACCGCCGCCCCTGTTTTATTTTAAAGGAAAGTGATGTACAGGGGCGGCGCACCGCCGCCCCTGTTTTATTTTAAAGGAAAGTGAGGTTATTATATGGCAGACCATAACGAAGGTATTGAACATGGGTATCATGCGCATTTGGGCAAGGTCTCTAAAAGGGTCAACAGCACAAAGCGCATTGAGTTGTCCGCGCTGCCGGACGAGTTTCCATTTTATATGAAACGGGCCTGCAGCATGGAAACCCCCGTGTTTTATGTGCGGTTGAACAGCCTGAACATTTCCCCGCAGTACAACTATTGTTACATCGAAGAAACTCACGCTTATTACTGGATTGAAGATATTACAGCGCTGAACGCCAACAACTGGCAATTTTCTTGCACGATTGATGTATTGGCGACGTTCGCGGACGATATCAAGAAAACAAAAGCGTTTATTGAGTACGGCTTTAACACCGATGCCAGCGGCGCACAATACCGTTTGCAGGATTCCCGGCAGGCGGTTGCAATGAAACCCACTGTTGCGACTATCACGGCAGATATTACGGATGGTAAATTGGGCGATACTAACGGTATTTATATTTTGTCTGCCGTTGGTAAAAGCGGCCTGTTATCTTACAAGATAGACCAAACGCAATTAGAAACTTTATTGACTGCCGTTTCTACGACGTGGGAAGCAACCACAAAAGCCTTTGTCCGGTGGGAAGTGGCTCTGCCTGAGTTCATGAACAAGTTGGTGTTTGGTGATACCGCAACAAGTTGCATTCGCTCCTGTATCTGGTTACCCATAGCACCGGGGGGAGCCGGACGCGGAAAGGAAATCACGCTGGGGCAGTTCAACACGGGTGTGTTTGGTCGAGTTGTTACGAAGGACGACAATCTTTCTGTTCATACAGATATTGCTATCCCATGGCCTGCCGCTGACTGGAAACGGCTGAATTGCCAAATTCAACTATATATCCCAATGGTTGGCGTTGTAGGTATTCCGGTTGACCAGTGTAACAACGCCGCAACGGTTGGTGTTGACTGGTGCATGACCTATTTGGACGGCAGTGTGTCGATTAAAGTAACTGCTGGAAGTTATTGCTGCTATGTTGGTTCCACTAACATTTCCAGCGTGTACGGTATCGGCACCTCCAACATTGACCCCGTGAAAGCGGTTTCCGGCTCTATTGCTGCCGTCGGTTCAGCGCTACAGTTTGGCGGGGGCGTCGGCGCAACAATGGGGCCGTTTGGAGCGGTTGCCGGTCTGACCTCTGGTGCAGAGGGCGTCAAGCAGAGCATCCAGCCCATCAATCAGTGCGTCGGCATGACCACAGGCGCAAGCCAGACACTTCTCCCGACGGAAGCGCAGTTGACTTTATTGTACTATCCACCCATCGACGACGCAGGGTATCAAGGTTTGTATGGCTATCCCGTCATGAGGGTTGCGACCCCGGCAAATGGGTATTGTAAAACGCGCGGATTTTCCGTTGCTGCACCTATGGCAACCGGTTCCGAAACCGCGTATATTAACGCCGCTATGGACGGTGGTGTATTCATTGAATAAGGAAGGTGATTCCATGTATCAGTGCTATCAGGGACACTATGACACGCAGGCATGCGGTGGCTTTCGTCCCCCGTCTCTGAGTACGGACGTACTCAACTACTGGGAGCGCTCGTTTTTCCAGCGTATGCGAGCACTTTATAAAATCCATGGCCTGCCGGAAGCAGGCCCGGGACAAATTGGGTGGGACTATGACGCGTTTCTTTACCAACTGTTGCGCATGGGCTATGCCGTCGTGTTCAACTCCAAAACATACGGCCTTGTGGTGCAGCCGGGTGCCCCTACCGGTTTTGGGCTGCAGTTCCAGCCGCGCGGCATGATGGTACAGACCCCCTTTTTCCAGTTTGACAGACCGCTTGAAATCGGCACAGAGTGCGCTGTTATCAAGCTGACCCCCGACTATCGCGGGGTCTGGGATATCATCGAGAAATACGCCGTCGAAATGCAACAGCTGGAAGTTTCCATTCGACAGGCGGTTGTAAACAGCCGCTTTGCCTATGCTGCTATTGCAAAAGACGACAAAGACCGCCGCACGCTGGAAACCATTTTCGAGCAGCTGGAAAACGGCAAACCCGCTATTGTGGTCAACGGGCAGCTGCAAAAACCCGCTATGAACAAAACTGACACGCCGTATCAGCTGCCTATCATGCAGTTTGACCGCGATTTGTCGAAAAACTTTATCCTGCCTGACCTGTACGACCTGAGACGCAAGACGCTGCAGGACTTTTACAGAGAGCTGGGAATTCGGGTGCAGCCCGATAAGAAAGAACGGCTTGTGACAAACGAGAGCGCCAGCGCGGACGCTGAAACGTACAATCGCCGGGAAGTCTGGAAGATTTCTCTTGACGAATCGGTGAAAGTGTGCAATGATATGTATGGAACACATATCAGCATCGAAATCAACGAACCGCCAGAGTTGCGAGAAGGGGGTGCAGATAATGCCAATGTATTGGGGGAGCATGACGAACCAGAACAGCACGAACCAAAACAGTGACGCCATCGACCGCGCGTGCAAGCTCCTGTGCAATATCCCGGAAGGTCTCTTCCGTGATTTCAAAGTCCCCGTTGGCATGGATAGAGAACTTGCTATCCATATCATCATGCGGGAGCATGGGCTTGCCCCTCTGTACCGGCCTGACCCCTATTGGATGGTTGACGCTATCCGCTATTGGGTGCAGGAAAGCATGCCCATATGGGAAAAACTCTATAGCACTACACAACTCAAGTACAACCCCATCTGGAACACGGATGTGCAGGAAAGAACAACCGACGTCCGTACCACCGACCGCGATACCACGCAGGACAGAACCGCCATCAATCGGGGCAAGAGCGGACAGACCGTGGGACAGGTGACGACCGGAGACTATCACGAAACCGGAAGCACGGAACTGCACGACGAAACAGCCGGAACAGGGCACACGGCGACAGAAGGTAAGTCGGTGACCGACGACACCAGCACCACCACGACCGTTAACAAGACGGACGTTGCAGGCACTGACAAAAAGACCACGGAAAGCACCAAGAACCTTGACCAGACTGTAACCCGGGATATCAGCCCCGAAAATGCCCCGGACTACCAGCCCGACGACCAAACCCACACGGTGGCAGAGGAGACTTTTAACAGCACCGAAAACGGGGAGCATAAAGAGACTACCGACTTCACCGGCACATCTTCCACCGTTGCAAATTCGACCACTGTAACAACCGGAACGTCTGACACAGAGACCCACGGACATGAGGACCAGACCACCGGAAGCCAGACGGACGGCACGACCAAAGGCACGACCGACACGAAAACAAAGGCTCACGATATCCGGCACGAAGATGCTAAAGAGGTGGGCAAAGAGAAAGTCACCGACATGTATAACCATGGCTGGATTAAACAAGGTAACATCGGCGTCACCACCACCCAACAGATGATTGATGCCGAACGCGAAACCGTCTTGTTTGATGTGTACATGACAATTGCCAATGACTATCATGCAAAGTTCTGTTTGGACGTGTATTAAGGCGGTGATACTGTGGAAACGATTGTTGCCGCCATTATTACAGGTATCGTCACCCTTGCGGGCGTCCTGATTGCCAACAGTAAATCACAGGCCGTCACAGACGTAAAGATTGAAGAGCTGACCCGGGAAGTCCGCAAACACAATTCCTTTGCTGAAAAAATCCCCGTCATTGAAGAGCAAATCAAAGTCACAAATCATCGGATAGATGATTTAGAGCATACACACCTGAAAGGAGAATAATTATGAACGAACTTCACATTTCTGCAGGCACTATTGCACGCACCCTTGTGCTTGTTCTGGCTATCGTCAACCAGATTCTGAGTGCATGCGGCAAAAGCCCCCTGCCCATCGAATCGGAAACTCTGGAACAGCTGGTAACGGCAGGGTTTACCACCGTCGCCGCCCTGATTGCATGGTGGAAGAACAACAGTTTCACCCCTAACGCTCTCAAGGCCGATGCCCTGCTTGCGCAGCTGAACGGCAAACACTAACTGACCGACCCCCCGCGCAAGCGGGGGATTTTATGAAAGGAGTAGCTTTATGGCTGACGAAACGAAGAACCCCGATATCAGCACCCCGTTTATCTTTCAGACGTCGCCCCCGTATGCAGCCCCCGGCGACCATTACCAGTATGACCTGTATTGGCTGGTGAACCAGCTCAAGCAGGCGTTGAGCAACACGGAAACCTTACGGCTGCATGATATCGGGCAGGATTCCCGTCTTGACGGTCTGGATGCCCTGACCGCGCAGCTGAAAGAAGCGACTTGCCAGCTTTTTGCAAAGCTGAAAGCGGGCGACTTCACCAAAGATACGTTTATCGAATGGGTCAACACCAACATGACCGATATCATTTATCAAATGGTGCGGTTTGTGTTCTTTGGCCTTGACGATGACGGGCACTTTGTCGCCTATATCCCCGCAAGCTGGGAGTTTCTGCACTTTGATACCCTGCTTGACCCCGATAAGCCGGGGTACGGGCATCTTGTCGTTTACTACTGAGAAAGGAGCAATTCATTATGGCAAACTGCAATTGCAGTGATTTCCCCATTTCGTGCGCACCTCATGCGCCGGGCGGTGACTGCTGCCATCCGCACGGATGCCCCCCGCATCCGTGCCCCCCGCCCCCGTTCAAGGGCGGCACGTCTATGTATATCGGTGCGCGGTATGTCCCGATTTTCGCCGACCCCGTGGAGTGGGACGACGTGCGGGAGTATGAACCGTTGACTATCGTCGTTCATAACGGCGACTGCTACACGTCGAAGTGCTATGTGCCGAAGGGCGCACAGCTGCCCCCGTACCCGGAAGGACAAACGAAGTACTGGGTCAAGACGTCCGACTATAACTATCAGTTCGCCGACCTCAAGAAAACCGTTACCGACCTGTCCCGGCTGGTTGAGCAGTTCCAGAAAGACAACGAACACTTTACCGAACTCATCAACGGTTGGAACGAAAAGGTTATTCAGTGGGAAAAGGATATGGCGGCATGGGGCGAGCGTCTGGATGCCGTCGAATCCAACGTTGCTGACCTGACCGCAAGTCTGAACGCTGAAATCGACCGCGCAAAGGCCGCAGAGCAGGCAAACGCCGCTGCCATTGCGCAGGAGACTGCCGACCGCAAGCAGGCCATTTCTGACCTTGACGCGGCCTATAAGGCAGCGGACGCCGCCGAAGCGCAGGCACGCGCCGAAGCTGATACCGCGCTGAGTAACCGCATTACGGCCAACAAGACCGATATCGACGCTATCAAGGCCGAACAGGTCATTCAGAACACCAATATCAGCGCCAACGCGAAAAACATTTCTGACAATGCGGCAGAAATCGCAAAGCATGCGGCCCGGCTGACCGACCTTGAAAGCAATGCATCCGACTGGGACGACGTTTTCCCTGATACGACCATTGCGCAGGAAGTGCAGAAAGAAGAAGCTGCACGCGCCAACGGTGACACTGCTCTGAACGGGCGTTGCGACGCTATCGCGGCAGACGTGGAAGAGGTTCGGGATATCGCGAACCATAAGGTGGACCAGACGGCGTTTCAGGCAGCGGATGCTCTGAATGTGAAATATGCATCATCCGATAGAGCCAGTATCAACATTGCCGGAACCGTGTTGACCACACCTAGTTCTACCGTCACCCGGGCATGGCTTGATAAAGCTATCGGTGTTACTTCTTATGACGGCCAACCTGAACTGTTTGTCCGAACCCCCCTTGCCCCCCTTGCCCTGAAATCGGAAGTTGACACGGCACAGGCCGACGCCGATAAAGCAAACTCCAATATCGGTGACTGGGAGACTGACCACCCGGGCCAGACTATCAGCCAGTGTGTGACGTCGCAGGAAACGGAGCTGGAAGAGCACGCGGGAGACATTGCCCGTCTGGAAGCGGATAAAGCGGATAAAACCGACCTGAACCAGTATGTGACCAACACCACATACACCGAAGGCCAGAAAACGCAGGACGACCGGATTACCGCGTTGGAAAACAACCCCGCCGGTGATTTCCGCATGACGTGGGAAGCGTGGGCCAAACAGATGCACGATTACGCTAAAGGCTCCCCGGATAGCGCCAACTATAATTTCAGTTTCCTTTCCGGTATGGGTTCCAACTACGTTGACCGTGGCTTTTACGCCAACGCGTATGCACCTATCAAAGACGGAAGCTATACCATTGATAGTGCTTCTGCATATCCTTTCTTTTTGTACTATCGGAATGCAAGCGGAGTCCAAAAAACCGTTTCGACCAAAGACACCCCCCTGACTATCACAGTGTCTAATGCGCGTATCGGATTTTTTGTCGCTGATACCACCGTGGGCCAGCTTGTCACTCCTTGGATTCTGACCCCCGATACTGACGGTTCCCCCGGCTAACTGCATATAACCAAGCGCCCTGCAAGTCATTCTTGCAGGGCTTTTCTTGTATACATTATCGACGTGATAACTAAGAACAATTCTTGTATCATCACTTTACTGTCCTAAAGTGAGCGCTTTACTGTCGTGAAGTCCGGAACCGATTTTTGGCACGTTCGGCATTGTGCACAAAAATAAATGAAATATTGGGGGGAAATTTCGGCACGCTTTAACACTTTAAAGT